TCTTTGTTGATCCTTACTCCGCTAATGTCAGCAACACCCACTACTATGTTGTTGGTTATAAAGGTACTTCACCTTATGACAGTGGATTATTCTACTGCCCATATGTACCCCTCCAGATGCTACGCAGCATCGACCCTGGCACCTTCCAGCCCAAGATTGGCTTCAAGACACGCTACGGTATGGTTGCTAACCCATTCGTTGTACAGAGCAACGGCACACCTGATGCCGAGGCACTTACACACAACCGTAACCAGTACTACAGACGTGTTCGCGTTGCGAACCTCGCCTGATATAGTTACGATATCAACACAGGGACCCTGCGGGGTCCCTTTTTTTGTGCTTAAATAGTAGCAGTTATTCCGTATCGTCATGCCTCGTGGTAGTTTACATAAAACAGATATGCTTGCCAAAGTATATAAATTAAAAACGGAATTATATGATAAAAAAACGAATCCAGGTATGACAGGTCAATGGTATGACGGAGCTCATGATTCGCTAGATAAGATATTAGATATTATAAATGAATACAGTCAATGAATCCATCATTAGTATTATTGTTTTGTTTGTCGCCATTGGCAATAGTTTTTATTGTAATGAAACTTGCTATCTGGATATCAGAAGCAACATCATATCGTGCTAAGACAGAAGAACTAAAAAATATGCAACACGGTCCATATGAAATCTGGGATTATGAAGATGAAAACACAGACAACTGGTAAAGATCAACCTACATGGGAAGATGTAACTGACTCCCAAAAAGACTGGGAGGACTTCTGGTATAACGAGGATAAATAGTATCAGCTTGGGAAGTTGACATGTCTGCTGAATGGTATAAAGAACAACCTAGTAATAGGAATTTCTTAAACCCTATTGGTTATCTCCTTAAATTAGAAAAATTTGATGGAGTAGATTTCTTTTGTCAATCAGCAAACCTGCCTGATATTTCAATGCCTACTATTGAAGTAGCAAGTCAATTTAGAAATTTACCTATAATCCCTGGCGGTGGTGTATCGTTCGGGGATTTTTCTGTAAGATTTATTGTAGACGAAGACCTCAAAAATTATAATAGTATTCATGCATGGATGCGTGATAACGGAAACGCAGATCAATCAAAAAGAACTTCCATAGAAGAAGACATTTACACGAATGGCAATTTGCAAATTGTTACTAGTTCATACAATCCAGCATTGATCGTAGAGTTTAGAAATTTATTTCCTATTTCTTTGTCTGGATTACAATTTGATGCTACAATAAGTGATGTAGAGTATATTACTGCACAGGTAACATTCAAGCACCAGCAGTTCTTCCTTCGTGATAAATCAATGCAACCTTTATGAATTTTGAAACCCTTCGTAACAAATTTGAAAAACTGAGAGAAGAGTGGGCAGAAGATAGTGCTGTTGACTTTCAATTCGTTAATAAAAATTATACCACAGATTTGGGAAAACTTGCATTAGCGATCCCTTTTCAACATAATAAATACTTAAACCACTACACTGACACTCAGCAAATTAAAACCTCGCTGGAGTTTGAGATCCGTAAACTAGTTAGAGATAAGCGCGAGTATTACTCTGGCGAGGCAGACGCTAAGACATACGCCGCTAAACCATTTGGATCATCAATAAAGACTTCAGAAAAAATGAAAGTCTATCTAGAAAGCGATGAAGAAATCATTAATCTGGAAGCAAAAATTAAATACCTAGATCAGATGCTCTACTTTATAGATCATGTGATGAAGCAAGTATCTAATAGAGGATTTCAAATTAAGAGTGCTATTGAGTGGGAAAAATTTATCAATGGACAATGATGACCTGCCTTTCTATAAAAAAGAAAAACGAAGTTTATATTACAATTAATTCTGAAGAACCACATGTCCATAAAGAACTATCTGATTATTTTACTTTTGAAGTTCCTGAAGCAAAGTTCCTGAAGAAGAATCCCAGATACAAATATTGGGATGGAACTATTCGTCTGTACTCTCCTGGTACAGGCGAACTTTATGGTGGTCTGATGAAACACCTTAAGGTGTGGGCTGACGAACGACAATATAAAGTTGAGTATGAAACTAATGACTGGTATGGAGAAGTCAGAGAAACTAACGACTTTGTTTCATACGCAGGCATTGAAACATTTATGAATAAAATTACACGATCTGAAATCAAACCAAGGGTGTATCAGTATCGTGCTGTTTATGAAGCAATTAAAAATAATAGAAAGCTCTTACTTTCTCCTACAGGTAGTGGAAAAAGTTTGATGATCTATGCCCTCGTGAGATACTATACTGCCACCAACAAGAAGACGCTGATCATCGTTCCTACTACGTCCCTTGTAGAACAGATGGTCAATGACTTTAATGACTACGGATGGAATGCTGACGATCATGTGCATAAGATTTATTCGGGCAAGGATAAGAATACGGATAAACCAATTGTTATTTCAACCTGGCAATCAATCTACAAGTTCCCAAAAAGATACTTTGATGATATTGACTGTGTTATCGGTGATGAGGCACACCTATTTAAGTCGAAGTCCCTCACAGGAATCATGACTAAACTTCACAATGCAAAGTATAGGTTTGGTTTTACTGGAACCCTAGACGGGAGTAAGACTCACAAGTGGGTGTTAGAAGGATTGTTTGGTGATTGCGAACAAGTCACTAAAACAGATAGTCTAATTAAGGAAGGTTATCTTTCTAAATTTAGGATAAAGATCCTACTTTGTAAACATGCTCCGCAACACTTTGAATCATATCACGAGGAGATTGATTACCTAGTAGAGAATCGTGGTAGAAATAACCTCATCAAAAATTTAGTCAAAGACATTGAAGGCAATACTCTTGTGTTGTTTAACTATATCGAGAAGCATGGTGAACCACTTTTAGAATTGATAAATAGCACCATAGACCCCAGACGAAAAGTATTTTTTGTTCATGGTGGTACTGATGTAGAAGATAGAGAACAAGTCCGACAACTTACTGAGACTGAGAACAATGCTGTAATCATTGCTTCTTACGGTACATTCTCTACAGGGATTAACATCAAACGATTACATAATATTATTTTTGCTTCCCCTAGTAAGTCTCGCATTCGCAACCTCCAGTCCATCGGACGTGTACTTAGGAAAGGTGAAGGTAAAGATATGGCAACCTTGTACGATATCGCTGATGACATTGGCGGTCAGAATTACACCCTTAGACATTTGAATGAAAGAGTTAACATTTACAATGAAGAGAATTTTAAGTATGAGGTTATAAAAGTAAACCTTAGAGCAAGTTAAATATGGAAGAAGAATTCTATGCAACTATTAAATTATTATCTGGTGAGGAAATTGTTTCAAAAATTTGTTATCTAAAAGATGAAAACAAAATTCTTTTAGAGAAACCTCTTCAAGTAGAAGAGGCAAGACAAAAAAAAGGTAACATTGAAGTGACAGGTTTTTCTTTGAAGGAATGGATTAATGCCACTTTTGAAGAAATGTTTGTTATTGACAAACATAATTGTTTGACAATTATTGAAGTTGATCAAACAATACAAAGTTTTTATGAAAAAACTTTAGAAAAAATTGCTCTTCATAAAAAATACTCAACTTCTAAAGGTAAAAAATTACCTAGAAATTCTGGATACTTAGGATCTATAGAAGAAAAAAAGAAATCTTTAGAAGACATATTTAATAAGAGCTAAAAGCTACAACCTCTCTTGAACCCTTACAGAGTTATCCTACTGAGGTTCTGAGGATTTGTCAACCCCCCTTTACAAACACCATACTATGTGCTATCCTTAGTATATAATAATGGTAACAAACCATGGCACCTGCAGTAATGGCAAGAAAAAAAACCGAGTATTACGTTAATAACAAGGAGTTCCTTGCTGCCATTACTGATTATCGGCAGAGGGTTCATCTTGCTAAAGAAAAAGATAAACCCAGACCAAGAGTTCCTGAGTACATTGGTGAGTGTTTTCTTAAGATCGCTACACATCTATCATACAAACCAAACTTTGTCAACTACATGTTCCGTGAGGACATGATTTGTGACGGTATTGAGAACTGCCTACAGTATATTGACAACTTTAATCCAGAGAAATCCCAGAACCCTTTTGCTTACTTCACTCAGATTATCTACTACGCTTTCCTCCGTCGTATTCAGAAAGAGAAAAAACAATTAGAAATTAAGCAAAGAGTTTTGGAAAAATCTGGACATGATGAAGTCATGCATACTGATTCTTACGATGGTACAATGTCAGGTATGAATGCTTCATATTCTGACATGGGTAGTATCAAAGAAAATATTGAAACTAAGATGAACCGATGAATTATGAATGGTACGAAACACCCTATGGAAAGTTTAGAATTGAGAAGAGACGGTTTGGAACGTGGTCTAGCTTTGGTGAGGATGGCGAGGGAATCGTCACAGGCGGTACGAGGGAATCTGTCATGGCAGGAACGCCATTCCACTTGGAAGGTGTCGCTACTAACTGGGCAAACTGTAAATACTCAGCACGATATGATGGGACAGTGAGCGGTAAATTATGAAGATTGCTTTAATTACAGATCAACATCTTGATGGACGCAAAGGTTCTCTAGCGTTTTGGAACTACTTTCAGAAATTTTACGATGATGTATTTTTTCCAACACTTGAAAAAGAAGGTATCGATACAGTCATTGATCTGGGTGACACTTTTGATAATCGAAAGTCTATGGACTATAATACTTTTAACCGTGTTGATACAAATTATTTTCAAAAGTTAAAAGACTATACTGTGCATATGATCTTGGGTAATCATTGTACTTACTATAAAAATACAAACAAAATTAATTCACCCGAACTTCTACTAGAGAAGTATAGCAATATCAATATCTACTCTGAACCAAAACATATTAAACTTGGCAGTAAAAAATTTTTGATGATGCCTTGGATTAACTCTGGAAATAAAGAAGAGTGTTTAAAGTATATTTCAGAAAGTGATGCTGACAATATGTGTGGTCACCTTGAGTGTGATGGATTTGAAGTTACTCCTGGAATGAAATTTGACGGTGGTTTTAAAGTTTCTGATTTTAAAAATTTTAAGCGTGTGTGGTCTGGACACTTTCACCATAAATCAAAACATGGTAATGTTCAATACCTAGGCAACCCTTATCAGATGTTCTGGAATGATTATAAGGACACTCGTGGATTCCATATCTACGATACTGAAAGTGATAGACTTAAGTTTGTCAAAAATCCGTATGACATCTTCGACAAAATTTTCTATGACGACACCAGTGTGGACTACAACAAACAAGATGTGTCATGTTATAAAGACAAGTACATTAAAATCGTCGTTGAAGAAAAACGAGACTACCAAATGTTTGAAACATTGGTTGATCGTCTTTACAACATAGGATCTCACGATGTTAAAATTGTTGAGACCTTAGTTGATGCAGACAATGTAGAAGATGTAGATCTTGAAACTAAAGACACAATGACTCTTCTTAATGAGTATATTGATGAGGTAGAAATTTCCGTAGATAAAACAGATCTTAAGTCTCTTATGAGAACACTATATATTGAGAGTTGTCAAGTTGTCTAATGTATATCGTTACTTTAGAAGACCATCCAGATGGAGTGTTCTCTGTTTTCGACGATTCGGAAGAACGAGTAGTACCTATATTTCAAGAAGAAGATGATGCAGAAAGATATTTACAGATGTTGCATTACGACCAAGACTATCCTAGAATGCAGATAGTAGAAATGGAAGATCATGTTATAATTGGAGTATGTCAAGAACGACTTCAACCATTTAGCATAATAACTCCTGACGACTTACTGATACCACCTGATGACTCTAAAGAATGATTGTATTTGAAAAAATCCGTTGGAAAAATTTTCTTTCTACTGGTAATGTGTTTAGTGAAATTGATTTAGAAGGATCTAGAACAAACTTAATTGTTGGATCCAACGGAGCAGGTAAGAGTACTATTCTAGATGCTCTTACCTTTTCTTTATTTTCAAAACCTTTTCGTAAGGTTAATAAATCATCTCTCGTTAATAGTATCAATGATAAAGATTGCGTTGTAGAAATTGAGTTTCGTATTGGCAAACAACAATACAAAATTGTTCGTGGAATTAAACCAAACAAATTTGAAATCTATTGCAATGGTCAACTGTGGAACCAGGAAAGTAGTTTAGTAGAACAGCAGAAAAATTTTGAGAACAATGTTCTTAAGATGAACTATAAGTCATTCACACAGATTGTAGTGCTAGGTTCTTCTACCTTTGTTCCATTTATGAAACTTCCTGGAGCACAGCGTCGTGATATTATTGAGGACATTCTAGACATTCAAGTATTCTCTACTATGAATGTTGTTCTTAGGGATAAAGTAAGAGAGAACAACGAAGAGTTGCGTGACATTGATTATCAAATTGATTTACTTAAAGATAAAATTGATTTGCAAAAACAAAACATGTTGTCTTTACAGCAGAGAAATCAAGAAGAGATTGATCGCAAACAAGAAAAGATTGGTAATTATAAAAACACAGAAATTCAGGGTTCTGAAGATGTTGTAGTTCTTACACAACAAATCAGTATTCTTAATAAAGAAATGAATGAGTATAAAACTGCTGGTGAAAAAATACAGAAGTTAAACACTTTTCTTACTAAAATTCAAGTTAAAATGAAAACTTGTGAGAAAGAACAAAATTTCTTTGAGAAAAATACTGTATGTCCTACTTGCACACAAGAACTTTCTGATGATCTTCGCAATGAAAAAATCCTAATAGGAAAAACAAAACTCGATGAAATAAATATTGGGTTTAGTGAAATTGAATCTGCTATTAGCGAAGAACAGATTAGGTTAAATAAATTTACTGAACTTTCTAACGAAGTTAATAACATTAATACTACAATTTCTCAAACTAACTTTCAGTTGATGACAATTCGGAAGCAGGTAGAGACACTACAAGAAGAGATTAAAGAACTGGAAGGTTCTAATCCAGATAAAAAAGCAGAGTTTGATAAACTCGAATCACTTGTAACTAGTAAAAAAGACTTTAGTAAGCAACATGCTCATTTAAAGAAAGACCGTGATGTTTTAATAACAGCAGGTCAACTTCTAAAAGATAATGGTATTAAGACTAGGATTATAAAAACATATCTTCCTACTATGAATAAGTTAATTAACGATTTCTTACAAAGGATGGAGTTCTATGTCAATTTTACTCTCGATGAGAACTTTGAGGAGATAATTAAGTCTAGGTTTAGGGATGTGTTTTCTTATGATAGTTTTAGCGAAGGAGAGAAAGCTCGTATTGATATCGCTCTTCTGCTTACTTGGCGTTCTATTGCTAAGCTCAAGAATAGCGTGGATACTAATCTATTAATTCTAGATGAAATTTTTGATGGATCTCTTGATACTTCAGGTACATCAGATCTGGGATGGATTCTTCGTAACTTTGATGAGAGCACTAGAGTCTTTGTGATCAGTCATAAACAAGGACTTGACGATAAATTTGACAGAACTATCACAGTTGATAAAGTTAAAAACTATTCAGTTCTGACTGAGACAGTTAATGAAGTGACACATGGTATGGTTGGGTGACTGGTTTCTTTGTTATGCTACATGCATCAGCAACAGAGACACATGAAATCCCAAGAGATCAAAGGAAACCTAGCACGACTGCTCGCAACAGAAAACCTTATTGTGGAGCATCGCAAGACTTCTACTGCATCTTTTGATGTTGACCGTCGTGTACTAACTCTTCCAATGTGGGACAAGGCGTCTGGCACTGTCTATGACATGCTGGTGGGTCATGAAGTTGGTCATGCTCTCTTCACTCCTAATGAAGACTGGCGTGATATTGCTGACTGCCCTATGGATTTTGTGAATGTCATTGAGGATGCTCGCATCGAGAAATTAATGAAGCGTAAGTTTCCTGGTCTTCGTAAGTCATTTGCTGGTGGATACAAAGAACTTAATGATCTTGATTTCTTTGATATCAAAGATCATGATCTCAGCAAGTTCAGTTTGATTGATCGTATTAATCTCCACTTCAAGGTTGGTGCTAGCGCCATGATTCCTTTTGGTGCATCTGAAACTATGTTTGTTGCTCGCACTATGACTGCAGAGACCTTTGAGGAGGTGCTGCAGATTGCTGTTGATGTATATAAGTTCAGTAATAAAGTTGAAACTCCTATGACTCACGAGGAGATGCTTGAAGAAGCAGAGAAGCGTGAAAACGAAAATGCTGATGGAGAACAATCTGAGCAGCAGAGTGAACAACTTTCTGAGCAAACACTACCAGATAAATCTCCAGAACTTTCCCAATCTTCTGAAGGAGATGATGAAGATGATGATGAAGAAAGTGGAGAAGAATTTTCTGAGGGTGGTAACACATCAGAAACTCAGAATTCATTTGATGATGCTGCTTCAAAACTTTCTTCTAAGTCTTACGGTTCTCGTTCTCCTGTTTATATTGAAATTCCTGAATCTGTTGCATTAGATGAATGCATTGTTGACTGGACTAAACTTCATGATTGGATTGACAAAAATGCAGTGAACCCTGATGTCTATGAGTATGTTGATAATGAATATCAAAAATTTCGTATACAATCTCGAAAAGAAGTAAACTACCTAGTAAAAGAATTTGAATGTCGTAAGTCTGCTGACGCTTACTCTCGTGCTGGTCAATCTAAGACTGGTGTGCTTGATACTTCTAAGTTACACACTTATAAGTACAATGAAGATCTATTTAAAAAAGTAACTATTCTACCTGATGGTAAGAATCATGGTATGTTATTTTTACTAGACTGGTCTGGTTCTATGACGAACGAGATTCTTGCAACTGTTAAACAGGTTCTTAATCTGACTGCATTCTGCAAGAAAGTTCAAATTCCTTTTGAGGTATATGCATTTACTAATGATTGGGTTGTAGCAGAACGAGTACTTGCAG